AACCTGATGGAAGTCCACAGACGGACAGGAATACCGAGATCGACACTCCGGCACTGGCAACAGGAACCGCTCCGGATTAAGGCAATTGACCTGGAGAAGTTGGAAGACCTGCTCGGAAATGGGAAAGAGAGGTACAAGCGTGCTGACACCAACCGCAGGAACTAAGGTGATCGAGAAGAACGGCTTCCACAAACGGATACCAGCACGGAGCTATGTGGTGGTCATGACGGAGAGAAAAGGAAGTCATGTGAGAGCAATCAGGCTCGACAAGCAAGTGAGTATGGCTGAGGCGAAGCAGACAGCCGAAACAGACAATCCGCAATGGAAGTTCAAAGCGATATTTCCGTTGACGGACAGGGATTTTGAATAAGGGGGGATTGAGATGAAAAATAAGGGAATCGACAAGGTAATGTCGGCAGCAGGCGTTGTTCTGTTCGTCGGACTGATTCAGGCACCGGATGCACCGTTCTGGGCGCTTGCCAGCCTCGCAGTGGGCTTGTACGAGATAAGCCTGTGGGTTTGTCGGATAGCGCACAAAGAGGCTAAAAAGAGCCGCAAAAGGCGCTACATCACGGCGACGAGGTTCGACATGGAGCGGTGGGCAGACGAACAGTTCAATCCGTATCGGGAGGTGAGCTGATGCAGAAAATCAAAGCAATCGTGAAGCGACCTGATGAGATGTACGGTCACATGACATGGATCAGCAATTCGCTGAAGAACCTTCAGAACACTGTTGACGGATACATCGAGACTGTGACCGTCGCATCCGACATGGTGATCATCTGCAACGAAGAAGGTTTGATTCGTGGTTTGCCGTTCAACTGTGAGCTGTGCGGTCACCAGTTCTTCAGAACACTGATCATTTGCGGAGTAGATGGGGATGAGTTCGCCGACATTCCGATGACATTCGATGAGTGGAAACGGTTTTTCTTCGGAGGTGGTCTGACATGAACATTCCTGTGATTCTTCTGGCGGTCACGCTCGCCGGAGCTGGAACCATTGAAACGGAATCGGAGAAATCATACACCGACGAAGATCTGTACGTATTGAGTCACATAATCTCAGCGGAGGCAGGAAATTGCCAGGAAGAGATGATGCTCTATGTCGGAAGCGTTGTTCTCAATCGAGTAGAGAGCGATGAGTTCCCGGATACGATCTACGAGGTTGTGTTCCAGACGGATCCGCTTCAGTATGGGCCGACAAAGGACGGTTCATATTATGAAGAACCGACACCGGAAGCGGTAGAAGCCGCCGAAAAACTTCTGGAAGACGGCAGCGTTCTCCCGGCGGATGTGATCTATCAATCAAACGAGATCCTGGGCGAATATTATACGCATCTCGACCCGCCGCCAGGGATCGGAAAACGAATGTATTTCTGCCGTTGAGGAAGGGGATGACAGCATGATTGACAGCGGAAGAAGCCCGGACTGCAACGACACCAGGCAATGTTTCGCAATGAGGTTCATTCACGGCGGTTTCCGTGTGTGCGACATCCTGACAAGCACATACCGGGACAACGGAGAATGCCCGTTCTGCAAGCCAGAAAAAGACAAGGTGGCAAGCCATGCGTCCGGAAGAAATGAATGATAGAGGCGTCGAGCGGGTGATGATCGCAATGTACTGCCTCGCCGGTAACGACCTGATAAGCGCCTACAGATACGGTAAGGACGCCGAAGCACAAGCAATCGAGCGCTGGCTCCGAAACGATAACTTCGGATTCATTTCCGATCACGAAGGATTCATCCGGGAAGTCAGGAAGAGAGCTAACGGAAAAGGCTGGCTGAAGTGCCCAGAGTTCGCCAAGAGCGAAAAGTTCCAGGAACGAAGGGCAGACAACTGAAAAAGCCGTACCAAAAGGCACGGCCACTGGGGTGATTGAAATTAAGGGAGATCAATCATCCTCATCTTAACAGAAAGTGAGGGTAGTGTGAATCAGGAATATTTAAGTTTCGCCATCGGCGTTGACAGGTTCAATCCGGCCATTCGGGCGCTTCTAGCTGCGCCGGATGGGATCCTGCTAAATCCCGGCGACATCGTAGTCTCCGAAAGAGGAATGCATTACAGGCTCGTGTTCGTCCGACACCACTGCACGGATGAGTATCCGGAGATTCTGGCGATCATGATATCGCTGAATGTTACAAGGCCGGAGAGGATCATGAAGCGGATCACTGAGGAAGTATTTGATTGGAGGAAAAACGATGATGTGGACGGATGATCCGGTAGCGGACGCAGCTGCTTATGATGCCGAATGCGAGGCACGTTTGAAACGCAGGCCGATATGTGACATCTGCAATGAGCACATTCAGGGCGATCGTTATTATGAAATATTTGGGTACAAAATCTGTCCGAGTTGCCTCGATGACCGAATGGAATGGATTGATGATGATTAAGAAGGGAGAAAAAAATGGCATTACCAGTATTAGTGGAAGGACGGAGCGGATCAGGCAAGACATTCGCTCTGAAGAATTTTAAACCTGACGAATTGGGCGTGATTTCCGTCGAGAAGGGGCGATTGCCGTTCCGATCGGAGCTGAAGGTCATCCGGATCCCGAAGTGGGGCGGTGAGGAGGCACAGAATTTTGCTCAGGTCAATGCGGCGAAATACGCATGGATCATGAACACGATCCGCAATGCAAAAGTGAAGTCGATTGCGATCGATGACAGCCAGTATCTTCTGGCGAATGAGCTGTTCGATAGGGCGTATGAAAAAGGCTACGACAAGTACACGCAGATGGCGGTTAATTTCCGCAACCTGATTCACTTCGTCAACGATCTGGATGACGACGACAAGATTGTTTACTTCCTGCATCACTCCGAAACTGATTCGGATGGGCGTGAGAAGTGCAAGACCATCGGCAAGATGCTGGACGAAAAGCTGACCATCGAAGGCTGTTTCGATATCGTCCTGTACTGTCAGGATCACAAGTTCTTCACGCAGGGCAACGGACAGAGCACCGCAAAGAGCCCGGAGGGGATGTTCGATCTGGAGATTCCGAACGATCTGAAGGCAGTGGATGTGGCGATAAGGGAATATTACGGAATGGAGGGCAGCGCATGAAATGGGTTAAGGTCGGAAAAACCATAAATTCCGAAGGGACAACCATCGCTTATGTTCTTGATGGAAACACTGGATACAGTATTGAGAGCCGGAAGCGCCATATCCCACACGCCAACGGCAGATCCGGCACATGGGATCATACATCTTATTTTGTGCTGAAGAATGGCCAGGAACTGATTGAGAAATATTCGCTGAAAGATGCGAAAGAATATGCAATGAAACACATCATGGAGGGCAATAACAATGATTAAGAAATTTGGAGATTTCGAACAGACCAGAGCATATACCGACAGCCAGCAGCTGCCTCGTGGCGGTTATGTCTGCAAGATCATCGGTGCAAAGCCGATCGAGACCAAGTTCGGTCAGAGCATTAAAGTCGCTTATGACATCGCAGAAGGTGAATATGCCGGATATTTCCAGGCTAAATATGATGCCAACACCAATGAAGACAAGAAGTGGCCCGGCGTCTTTCTTCTGAATGTTCCGACAGATGACGGCTCGCAGCAGGACGGATGGACGAAGCGCAAGTTCCGCACATTCACGGACGCTCTGGAAGACAGCAATCCCGGCTATCATTTCGATTGGGATGAGACCAAATTCAAGGGCAAACAGGTCGGATATGTCTTCAATTATCGTGAGTTCGAAACCAGTGACGGAAGCACCGCATGGACACCGAATCCGCAGAATTGTATGTCTGTCCAGAAGATCCGTGATGGCAAGTTCAAGATCCCGGATGACAAGCCTCTGAGAAACAGGCCGATGTCAGCTGCTCCCTCCACAACTCCCGAAGGATTCACCAACATTCCTGCCGGAACCGATGAGGAAGTTCCGTTCTAATGACTCCGATCGAGATCGAAAAGATTCTCGACAGCATGGTGATCCTTAGAGATACCAGAGAACAAAACACTGCGAGGGCCAGACGCCGGTACAAGGCTTTTGGCCTTCCGTGCGAAAAAGCTGTTCTTGATTATGGAGATTACACCTATAATGCTGCACTTCCTTCCGGATCCATTTACTCCGTGACCGATAGGATCAAGCCGATGTGCGCTATCGAACGGAAAATGAATCTGGATGAGCTGGCCGGATGCTTCACTCATGATCGGAAACGTTTCGAAGCTGAGATGCTCCGGTGCCAGCAGAACAACGGAAGGATGTATCTCCTGATCGAGAACGCATCGTGGGAGTTGTTGCTTCTCGGAAAGTATCGGAGCCGGTTCCGATCGAAAGCGTTCCTGGCATCTCTGACAGCGTGGATGGTGCGATATGACTTGCAGGTCATTTTCTGCAAAGAAGACACCAGTCCCACGCTGATCCGGGAGATCCTGTATCGGGATTTGAAAGAGCGGTTGGTGAGAGGGGAATTCGATGGGGGATAAGAGCAAAGGATGGATTCTTCTGTATAGGTCTATCCGTGATAGTTGGATTTGGGAAAAGAAGCCGTTTGATCCGGCACGGGCGTGGATAGATCTAATTCTGGATGCAAATCATGATGACGGTAAGGTTTTCACTGGATCCAGTCTTGTGAGGATCAAACGTGGTCAGGATTGGGTGAGCGTCAGGTCGTTAGCCGAAAGATGGGGGTGGAGTAAGGACAGGGTACGCAAATTCCTGAAGACACTGGAAAGCGACAGCATGATCCGCATAAACACGACACCATTCGGGACACTTCTAACCATTGTAAATTATGATAATTTCCAGATTCGGCAAGACAGCAAACGAGACACAAAAAAGACACCGACAAGGACGCAAACCGGACGCAAGCCGGTACGAAACAAAGAAGGATTGAAAGAAGAACTAAAAGAAAGAAAAGAAAGAGACCTTCCTTCGGAAGATGAAACTGAAGATCTAACAGCATGGGAGGAGCTGGAGGACGACGATGCTACCACTGAACATTGATATCAAATCTGTATGTGAAGACTTTGCTCGCCAGCAGGGAACGAAAACTAAGATGCGTGGCGATGAGATGATCTTCCTGA